TGATCCATTCACCTTCAGGTTTAAACATTGTGCTGGGTTTCGTTATCCATGCAAACCATGCTTCACCTGAAATCACGCTATTTTGTGTAGCCATTTGTACTCTCCTTAAAAAGTTGTTTAAAAATGTTGTTTAACAAGGTGTTTAAAGTTTTGTTTGTCATCTCTCTCCTTTTCTAGTTGTTATCAAAGTATAGCACATAGTAATTTCTTAGTCAAGCACTTTATTAATGTGTCTCTGCCCATGTGTTTCCTACTTTATATTCACAATCAAGTGGACACTTCATATTGAGTGTCTGTGTCGTTTCCTGCATAGCTTTCTTGGTTATCCTTCCAAAGCTTTTGATATCTTGCTTGGCTACTTCAAATTGGTATTCATCATGAACAGAAGCTACAAGCCTAGCATCTATACCTGACTTACGAATCCGTTCATCTATATGTACAAGCCATTGCTTACAAATAATTGCACCAGCCCCTTGAAGAAGGGTATTAAGGCTGGCATGAGGTGATCTGATATGTAGTCGTCTGCCATCCAAACCTTTAACTGTACCGGACTTCGATGCTTCAGTAATATTATCCCTTAATCTTCTTAAATTAGGCATATTTTTTAGAAAGTTATCAATTAAAGACTGTCCTCTATTAGCACTAACACCTACTACCTTACCTATCTTGGCTGATCCAGCCCCATAAAGAAATGCATAGATGAAAGTTTTTGCCTGATCCCTTGTCTGTAGCCTAGCAGCTTTTTGATTGGCGGTATGAACATCACCAGTAAGAACTTCACGGGTAAACCTTTTATCATCCATGTAATGAGCAAGACAACGTAACTCCAGGCCACTGGCATCTGTACCTATCAAAACATGGGTATCTGGATTAGATACTCTCCATAGTTCCCGACACTCTTTACCGTAAGGGCTGTAGACGGCTGGTACTTGAGCTATATTGGGACTGTGATGGGCCATCCTTCCTGTAATGGTACGTAAGGTCAGTACTCTGCCTCTGACCCTCTCATCCTCATCACACTCCTGTATCCAGGATTTAAGTAATCCGGTACGTTTCTGTAAAAGGAAATACCGACTGAACATTTTAGCTTCTTCCATATTTATTTTCTCAAGAATTTCTTCAGAAACTATAATGCTTCCTTTATCAGTATAATGTTTAGGCTTCCATCCTTTTTCCATAAGGCGTTCTGCTATTTGTTTTCGACTTGCAATATTAAAAGGTGTACTCTTGGGTATCTTTTTAACAGGCGAATAAGTAATGACAGGTTCAAACATCTCATCAGCTTTTTGTTCAAGCTCATGTTGCTCGTCTTCCAATCTAGAAAGAAATAACATAGCCTTTCGGATGTTAAAAGCAAAGCCATTGTTTTGTTGTTGATCTACTATAGCTCTTACCTTTCTCTCCAGTTCATAAGACTGTGAAGAAAATCTTTTACCTTCTTCCTCCATAGCCTTGGCAAGTTTGCCTGTCAACTTGACATCTTTCTTGCAGTATTCCAGCATCTCCGGGCTGTAGTATTTAAAATCTGTAAAGTTTCCCTTGGGAAAGTTAAGTCTTTCTCCCCATGCTTCAAGAGAATGACCGCCATCCCTGATAGGGTTGTATAACTGGGACTCAATAAGAGTATCCCTAACCTGAGATAATTTTATATTAGAGCCAGTTAGTTTGTTAAGTATTGGAGCATCAAAACTAATACCATTATGCATTATGAATTGATCTATTTGTTTAGCCCAATTCCAGAACTGTTGGCATTCGTTCCCTATCCAGATCTTTTCTTCATCTGAATCGTAGTAACGAGCAACAATGCAATGAATTATGTTAGCATTAATGTCGTCTGTTTCTATATCAACTATGGCCTTTGTCATATGTCATATCCACCTGATAGGCTTGTTTTATAGGGATGTGAAAAAACAACTCGCCTTTCTTAACATATCTATTTGGTGCTTCCTTAACTTCGCTTTCCAGAACTGTATCTCCATCTATGTGCCATGCCTTACTACAATCATGATTAAAAACTATGAAAGTTAATAAACATTTCTGATGTTTATCTTTCCACTTGTCTAATAATCTTTTCTTTCTGAAAGGAATACGTAACTCGTCCCATGTGTTAGGCCATTCATCTTTCCATGCATACTTAATCTCTACTTCATAAAGTTGTGCCTCTCCTCCATCATCTGTCTTGACTGTCAGATCAAAGTACGTAGTCTCTTCTGAATTAACAGTACACTTTGGCTGCGTATGTTCTAACCATCCAATCATGTGCTTCTTGGCTGTCGTATCAGCTATGTCATATGTTGTTTTATTAAAAGGCTTCTTCATTATTATTCTCCATAAAAGGATTATCTACTTGGGTCATTCTTCCAGTGTCTTTGTCGTAATAAAGATAACAGGCTATTCCAGTATCTCCGGTATACCTATTTTTAAGTATTCTTATTGTTGTAGTGTTAGCTTCGTATTCATCCTCTGCCTGTTGATTGCGTTCCAATCCTATAACACTATCAGACAGGTGAGCAATAGATGCTGACCCTCTCAGGTGAGAGAGACTAATCTCTTTACCATCTTCGTGACCTCGATCTCCTGCTGGTCTTCTTAGATGGCTGACAAGTATCAGGGCTATCCCTGTTTCCTCTACCAGAGATCTGAATTTGGTCATGAGATTATCAATTGATTTACGTTCATCACCATTATCTTCCTGACCTGATACCAGGATAGACAAGTGATCCAGAAATATCCACTTACAATCCAGTGCCTTTGCCATGTGCCTGACCCTATCAAGGATCTCATCATTGGATATAGATCCAAAGTGATCAAAGGCATAGAATCTTTTACTACCAATAGTTTTCTTTTGCCACTCTCTTAATTGTTCAGGAGTAAACTGCTTTCGTATTTCCTTGATGTAAAGTCTGGCGTTGGCTTCGACACTCATGATACTGAAAGCGGTGTTCCTAATACTTTCTTCCAAGGCCAAGACACCTATGCCATCCTTGGTGTTCATCATCAGATGGTACATCAGTTCACGTATGATAGAACTTTTACCCATTCCTGCACCGCTGGTAAAGGTAATAAGCTCTCCGGTACGTAGGCCGTAGGTTTTCTCATTCATCTTAGGCCAAGGATAAAGACATGTCTCACAATCAAATTCATCGTAGAGAGACTCACCCAGATCAGCCAGATTTATAATACCGGCTGGTGTATAGGTCTTGGAATTCCACCAGGCTTGAGTAAACTTTTCTCTTTGACCTGCCTTTAAATATTCATTGGCATCTTTCAATTCCAGAGAAACAATCTTACATTTGTTAGGTTCAAAAATCTGCGCTACCTTTTGAGCAGCTTCCTTGCCCGGATCATCATTATCAAAACAAAGAACAATTGTTTCAAACTTATTAAGATAATCGAAAGACTGTTTACAATTTTCCAGAGCGGAGGCCGCACCATTTTTGATGGAAACACAAGGCCACTTCGATCCCATCAGTTCGTAGGCAGACATTGCATCCAGTTCACCTTCACATACTGTGATGTATTTACCGGATTGATTAAAGACATTCTGTCCGAACAATCCAGCAGTACCTAGATTTCCCTCAGACCAGAATCTTTTACTTTTCACATCTTTTATTTTATTAGCAACGTAGTTACCATCCTTATCAAAGTATTTATAGATGTGCTGCGTGATAGTATTACCTGTCTTTTTTATCTGAGTATTATATTTTTTAACAGTATCTTTACTTATTTTTCTATCATCAATAGCTTCTACTACACCTCTTGTTTTATTATAGTCTACACTAGAATGCCTTTCAGACATCGGAACTATCTTTGTATGTTGTATCATGTCTTCTCCAAATCTTGTTTGACAACTAAAACAATACGAGTGTCCATCTTCATGTTGAACATTCGCCTTACTCGCCCCACATTCAGGACAAGTTCCTCTACTAGGCCATTGACTAGGCATAGCACTCTCCTATTATTTTTTTGTTGAAATACTTTTTACTACTTCATAAGGAACATCCGGTGCATATCCCAGATGTCGGCATAGGGTGTTACGATATTTAATCTGTTCTTCAGCCTCCTTCTTACTGTTATAAGAACCTACAATAATTTCTCCCATTTCTTTTTTAAGAACAAGGTTCCATTCAGACATCTCTAAAAGATTCCTTCCAAAGATTCGCAACAAAATCTTCTTTGTCTTCCATGATTTCATCAATTTCTTTTTTAGCAAATTTCTTAGATTCTTTTTGTGTATATCCTTCCTGGCTATACTGTCTTACTAAGTCTCTAAATAAATTATTTCTTTCTTTTTGCCACAGATTTTTAGGCATCTAATTCCACCCATCTATTGTTAGCTTCAACTTGTTTCAGTTTAGATATTTCTTTACGCAGTTGTTTAATAGTTTGTTGTTGTTCTTCAACTTGTTTTTTTAAAACATCTATATTTTTATATAATATATTATTTATATTAGACATATAGTATACTCCTTTTATTCCCTCATGTCAATATAGAATACATGAGTTCCTA